ATTCGACAGCGCCTTAATTGGCTGCTTGCTGAATACCCACCGCCATTGGCGCTTGGTGTAGCCCGGCACTTCAACGAAGTCACGCACCCGGTAGATTTTGTCAGCCTCCCACATTTTCTTGAGATAGCTTGACGTGCGCGGCACGCTATCGCCAAGAAGCTCTGCGGCCTCTGCGGCAGTCACGCGCTGGTCATAAGGTATTAACGAGAACAGGCGGTTGCCTTGGTCGATGCTGTGCTGCTTGCTCGCCTCAGCCGCGCGGTGCATAGATGGTGCCATAGTTGTGGGCCTACGCGGGCCAGACGGCAGCGGGTCACGTTTGCGCTGTTTATACATGAGCGTCTCAAACTCCCACAAGCAGTGACCGTATGTAATCTCAAAGCGCTCATGCTTATTGGTGACGCCTTCTAGTTTTGCAAGCAATCGCGCTGCGGCGTCTTTTGCATCTCGCGCTTTAGAACGTCGATTAGCGCTTGCTGCTCTTCCAGACGCTGCTTCAAGTTTGGCCTCATCTGAGTTTTCTGCTCCGTCAGCATTATGCTCGTTATTCTCTCGAGCCTTTTTATAATAATCTGAGTTTGGTCCGTACTCACGTTTTTTCCTTTCAAGTTTTATGTTCGCAGCCGAACAAATGCGATGTATTGTTGATGGTGACACGCGCAATAATTCAGCAGCTTCAATTTGCGACATGCCTTGATCTGCGCAGGCAAGGACGTGGCGGGTGAGGGCTTCTGGATCGTATTTCATTCGTCTTCCTCCAGCGCTTCAATCTGTCCAACGCCGCCACAGTTATCGCAATCCTCAATGACAGACTCAAAGTCGCCGTGCCAAGTTGAACTCTGGCGCACCCATACATCCCGCTCGACTTGGCCTTCGCCGTCGCACTCTGGGCAATCAATTATATTACTCATAGCATGGTCCCTCGAATAAATAATGGCATGGCAAACAAGGCCAAAAGAAATATAATTTCGGCGGCGATTTCTAACCTATGTTTCATTATTATTGCTCCATCAAGTTAACTATTTCAGAACCTTCGGCCACCCAATCCTCAAGTGACAGGTGATTAAGCTGATGCACGTTGACGCTTTGCTGCGCCCACTCTGCCCACTCTGGGCGATCTTCGCCGTCCAGATTTGGGTGCGTGTCGTAGGTGAAGACGAAATAGTTGCCCGCGTCGGTAAAAACCTTTTCGAGGCTCAGGTGTTTGCAGCGGATTTTTTTCAAGATCTGTTTAATGGTTACGCGGCGAGGCTTTGTGCGCACCGTGACGCTAAATATGTCAGCGTCAAAATTGTAGATCGTATTGTCCATTTTGTTTCTCCCAGTTTGAGTGGGGAGCCGAAGCTCCCCGTGTTGTGTTATTTTAAATATCCAAGTTGGATCAGGTGATTTAGTTGCGCATGGCCCTTGCCGGCTCCTCTGAAGCACTTTTCGCAAAGCATAACCTCGGGTGCGCTCTTAGCCATTAATACCGTCGATGGGCTTGTTCGCATATTCTGGTTGCAATCAGCATGGCCGCACTTGGCGTTACCCAAGTGATACTTGCCTGTGCTGCTACGTTTGACTTGCAATTTCCAATTCATATCCGTGTTCCCTTGTTTGTGTTTATACAATCACATTAATCCGTAATTCATCCTATGTAAATACCTAATTTGCACTTGCACTAACTTTTTTTAGGATGTAACGTCCTATCAAATTAACCTTGGAGGGTGACATGAAAAAGGAAAGTCGGATCGTATTGACCGAGTCGCAGCATGTTGTGCTGACACTAGCGGCGGAGCATAAGGGCATGGCGCTGGCCACGTTTATTAGATCGGCAGCTCTAACCGCAGCATTTAACTCCGGCATCCAGCCAGAGCAGCCGCGAGCTGACTAATGGTCAACGGGCGCAATAAGGGCGCATCGTTTGAGCGGGAAGTTGCCATAATGCTACGCGATGAGCTGGGCATAGGCTTTAAGCGCGACCTAGAACAATACCGCGCCGGCGCTCACGCTGACCTGATCCCAGATGATCCGGCTTTCCCGTTTACGCTTGAGCTGAAACGCTACAAGGATGGCCCAATCGGCGGTGCGCCTGCATGGTGGGAGCAAGTCAAAGTGGCTGCCGAGCGTGAGCGAAAAATGCCGTGCCTGATTTACAAATACGACCGCAAGCCAATGCGATGTGTGATCCCGCTGGCTGCGCTGACTGATTGCGATCACGATTACACGGTGGAGGTCGATTTCGAGACCTTCTGCTACATTGCGAGGGAGGCAATGCAATGAGGACTGCACTTTATAGACAGTATGCCGATGATAATTCTCTGTTGTACGTTGGAATTAGCTTGAACGCACAAAACAGGCTGTCACAGCATTACAAAGGTAGCGCTTGGTTTACAGAAGTTACCGACGTTAAGATTGAATGGTTTGACACCCGAGAAGAGGCTTTAAAGGCAGAGGTTGATGCGATTAGGGCGGAAAAGCCCAAGTGCAATATTCATCACAATTTGCAAGCTGAAAAGTTGCTTGAAGAAAATCCACAAGAAGAGTTCCAAGGCATGAACAAGCAGGTTATGCGGCTGCTGGAAAGCTCGGGAAAAGTATTCTTCACCAAGAGTGAGGTTGGAAGTTTTTTAGGCGTCACTAACTTTTACATCAATAGTTTTGTCGAGAGAAAGCAATTGAGGGTGTTGCAACCATTTCTTCCAGATTCGAAAAGAGAAGTGTTTTACATAGATGACATCATAAAGTGCATTATTGAAATGACGGAGCAATAAACAATGATGATACCTGCTGACAGAATGTCTAACAGCCAATACCACGCCGATGACGCGATCAGCTCATCTGACGTGAAAATGGTTCACAGCAAGTCGCTGGCACATTGGAAGGCAAAGACATACAGCTCAAGCCCGGTCTTCGATATGGGAACCGCCGTACACGCAATGGTGCTAGAAGACGGCAAAGGCGTCGTGCGCGGTCCAGAAACTCGCCGAGGCAAGGCTTGGACGGAAGCCTATGAGGAAGCGCAGGCAAACGATCAAACCCTGCTGACTACTTCAGATTATGACCTTGCGCGGAATATTGCCGATAGCGTGCTGTTTCATCCAGCGGGTCAACGTATGGCTGGGCCAACAACGGTCAACGAAGCCAGCTTTTTTGCCACTGACCCGGAGACCGAGCTAAAGATCAAATGCCGCCCGGATAGCTACTGGGATGCAAAAGGTGTCCTGTATGATCTCAAGACGTGTCAGGATGCTTCACCGCGCGGCGTTGCGAAGGACATGATTGCGTACAATTACGCAATTCAGCAAGCCTTCTATATGCACTGCCTAGAGCAAGCTGGCTATGAGGCGTCACAGTTCGTGTTCGTTCACGTCGAAAAAACCGGCGCACACGCGGTCTCGACAAACATCATACATGAGGAATATCTTGACTGGGCCAAAGGCGAAATGCACATGACCCTGCGCAAGATTGCAAAAGCCAACGAGGCCCAGAAGTGGGACACTGGTTGGTCAGATCAAACTAATGTGATTGATCTGCCACGATGGCTGCGTTTAGATGCAGTCGAACTTTAATTAGCTTGGAGAAAAACAGATGAGTAAAACAGACTTCAAACCAGTAATGATCCGAGGCATTGAATATAAATACCCTCGCCTCAACGCGACCTATCGCTACAACACGTCCGAAAAGAAGAGCGAAGAGTGCGCGCCAACAGCGTCAAACGCAGCTTACTCAATCGCATGGGAAATGGACGCAGATGCTGCAAAGGCGCTGCACGCAGAGCTGAAGGCGCATTATGAGACGTGCCAAACCAAAGCTCCATTTAGCAAAGTCTTCGGCATGAAAAAGCTAGACAGCGGCAACTATGAGTTCCGCGCTAAGCGCAATGGCACAAACAGCCAAGGTACACTCAACGAAAAGCCTCGCGTGATTGATGGCATGAAGCAACCGCTGGCTGATACAGCGTTCTGGGGTGGCTCAAAGGGTAGCATCAAGGTGACGGCGTATCCCGTGACAGACCCAGACGGCAACGGTGGCGTCAGCTTGCTTATAGATACCGTGCAAGTCACGCACGCAGTGTACGGTGGCGGTGGCCTAGATGACTTTGACGAAGTGCCAACAACAATGGAGGGCGGCGTTGACGCATCGCTCGATGACTTTGGACCTGCCGCTGCGCCAGCACCACAGGCAGCTCCAGCGCCAGCTGAGCTAGAGGACGAAATACCTTTTTAAGCAAAAGAAAACCCCCGGCAGTTGGGACGCTGCCGGGGGACACCATGAAAGCGAACCCACGATTGGATGGAGAAAGGTCCGAACATGAACAGACTAACAAAAACCAGCGTAGTTGGCAAGCAGCAGCTCCTGTTAGCGCATGGTGCGCACGATACAAAAATTGGCGACAAATACTTAGAATATGACGGCATCACCCTGAATGAAATAGCCAAGATGGTTAACGAGCCGCAGGCGAAAGAAAAAGCCGACGCCTCATTCATCATTGCATCAACCTATCGTGACTACGATGGTCGGAACCACGCTACGCAGCGCGAGCATGGAGAATACTGGCTGCTGTCCCTAGATGTTGACGAAGGTGATCCATCGCTGACAGAGCTGCGCACAGCTGTTGCCACAGTTACAGGTGATGCGTCCGCACTGTTCTATTCTTCGTCTGGGGCCAGCGAAGACAACCGCAAGTGGCGCGTGCTAATTCCGCTGGCCCTGCCAATACAGGGTGAAGATTACGCCGACGCGCAGCTCGCTCTGCTTGACCTAATGCAGCAGGAGGGCATCACCTGCGATGCTGCGCTATCCCGCACTGGTCAACCGATCTACCTGCCAAACGTACCGCCAGCTCGCAGGGATTCGCAGGGTGCGCCGAGCTTTTACCACGGGGTTCTCCATCGCGGCGGCGGGATGCTTATTCCAGAAGAAAGTAAAATCTGGGCAAACCTAAAGTTCAGACGCAAGAATGAAGCCATCGCAGCAGAACTTGCCGCCGCCGAGAGGTCACTTCGCGCACAGGAGCGTGAAAATAATCGCAGCAAATACGACGATGATGACCCAATTGACGTATTCAACCAGCGTCACACCATCGC